AACCGAAATACCTCATATTGGGATTGAAGACGACGATTACTGTAGAGCGATGAAATATATGAATCTGGAGCCTGGGGATGACATTAGTGATTATAACGATTTTTGCAGGACTCTTTACGATGTAATGGAAGATGAGGACGTGAAAGCAGCTCTCGAAGATCAGAGGGGTTAGAATAGAAAGGGATTTAAAAATTTGTTTAACAATGTTGACAAATTTGTTGACAAACTAATTAAAAGATACTAAGTTGTATTTAACATTAACGTAAACGAAAGGGAATAGAGAGATGGAATACAACGTAATTCAAAAGGGGTTTAAAACATACCGTATCGTTAAGTTGCGCAGATTTTATATGCCTGTTGAGTTCGCAACGATGGTTTTAGGTGAGTCGGTTACTGACTGTGAGATTAACGCTGCCGCAGTTAAATTGATCGGCGATAGTGATTCTCGGGTTACGATTGAACGGTGTGACTTTCCCGATTTTGAACTCTCAACGGTTGAATGTGAGTTGATTGAGTACCTCGAACGTATTGATGCTATTAACCGCCAGTAAACCGAAACAAGCCGCCTTCGGGCGGCTTGAAACAAAAGGGAAAAAGAGATGAGAGTTCAATGTGTAGTGTGTGACGAAACGAAGGGTAAGTTGAGGCAGTTGAGAAGGTTCAACAGTACCGAAGAGTTTATCATTTGTATGAAATGTATCGCGAAATATCCCCCGCAAAGAGTGCATACTGTAGCAGTTTGGCAAGGGCACGGTTGGGGAGTTGAAATGGTAAGGTAGTTTGATACCACCTACATAAGGCCAAAGCCCCGGCAAACCGGGGCTTTAAAATAAAACAGGAGAGGATAGTGTCATGGAGTACAGAGAATGCGAAATCAGCGTCAATGGGACCATAGAGCAGGGGTATCGGTTCCACAGGTTCATCGCCTCGCCCCATGATAATTGGGGGACGGCTTGTGCGATTGTGGAGGCTCAGGACGGCAATCTGAAAGCGGTATATATCGAAGATTTGAGATTTACGGATCGAGGGAAACTAAATGATCGAACGAGATGAATCAAAACAAGTAGCCGCCTGTGATGTCTGCAAAAAGCCATTTGATCGAACTTGCGCTGGAGATCCTGAGAAAATCAAGAACTGTCGAGCAGTGATGGGTTTTGCGAGCATGGCAGTGCTTTATTTCGCGGAATTAAATGTAACGGTATGAAATTAACCGCCCTGGGGCTTAACCTGGGGCTTTAAAGGAAATTGAAATGAAGGTTGCTGAATTATGGAAATGTCCAAAATGCGGATGGGCCGGTTATGAACCTTTAATTGTTCCCGATATGTCTTGTGGTGAAGTTGTGGGCATTTTAGATATTACATGTCCGGCACGACTTCATTGTTCAGGCTACCCTAATTTTATCGGCACTGATGATGAACGTGACAAGTGGTGGTTTGAATATTATGAAAAAACTGAAAGGAGCATTATGAAAAAACTGAAACCTGCCGATTATGATTTCAGCCGGCACTTTGGCGAAATAAAAACCGCTTACGTCATATTAACCGGAAACGATGCTGAATTGTATCTTGCTGACAGAACTCACTTTTTAACGGTTGAACTGAAAGTTGCTAAGTCAGTCGTCAAACTAATACATTCGTATAGTATCGAAACAAAAGACGACTTGTTTAAAAAGGATAAGTTCTTTTGCGTACATCTTTCATTTATCGGTAATTACATTCTTTACGATGAGCATAAGCAAGCGTTAGGTTTAGTCGAATAGTTTGCCCACATGTAAAAGGAGGATTAGAAAATTATGGAAACGATGAAAATTAAAGGGATGTATGGCTTCGGCGGATTTGATAAGGACGTTTGTAATTATATGATTCACCGTTTCGATCTTCATTTGTCCGACGTAGGGATCGAACAGGCTATCAAAAATTATTGGCGCGCAGCTATTGAAAGAGAAGACCCCTTTTACAATGCAAGGTTTGCCGAAATTACAGTATGGAAGCTTGAACGGGCTATCACGTTGCGCGAAAAAATGACCCGGGATATAAAACGATTTAAATAATTAAAGGAGGTTCGACAAATGAATAGAATTATTGGAATGTACGGTTTCGGTCCGATACAGTTGGATTTGATGATCAAGGGTTTCAACATATGCTTAAAGAGCAGAGGGATCGAACTGTCTGTTGAAGAGTGTTGGCTCACGGTTATCGAAAGGGAGGAGTCATGCCTCAGTGACCGGCAGCTTGAAATCGCGGCATGGGCCCTTGAAAGGGCTATCACGTTAAAAGGGGAGGGTGTGATATGCGCAGAGTCGAATCAGACCGTCCTGGGTGCGCAGGGTTGCCCCGTGACTGCCGTCTCCGTGAAACAGCATTAACCCTCATGCAGCAGATCGGCCTTTTGTACACGGCAAATAATTGAATGTCGAATTGGTGAGTTCGATTTGGAAGGCGGCAATTGAGCCGCCTTTTTGTATGTTATGCACAAGTGAATAATTTCAAGCACTTATGAAAAGTATGATGTTTGTATGATGGCAATCATACCGATTATTTGTAATGAAGTCAATAGGTTAGAAAGAAAAATGTTGGTATGTTGATATAGAGAGAAACACAGAAACTAATGAATTGATCAAACTAATGAATTGATCAATTCAGTAAAAAGGACTATTCTCTATATAAGTAACATATAATAACATACTAACATATATATATAGATATAAACAACTTACACTCACTCCAAACTCACTCCGGTATGTTGTTCCATTAATGAATTGCGCAATCAACAAAAATCAATTGACATTTTGTGATTGATCAACTAATAATATCTCAGAGATTAGTTGTGAATTGATCAATAATTATATGCAAAAAGGTGATGTTGTGAATTTAATCAATAATTATATGCAAGTTTTGGCAAGCAGTGATGATATGAAAGTGAAGGGTGAAAAAGTGACTGAAGGTAAGCGCATTTCGAGATATCCTTTTGAAAAGTTAACCGTAGGATATTCTTTCGGCGTCATCGCATCGACAGGGCCTGAAGTTGTTTCGTTGAATAATGCGCTTGCCTATCGGAACCGCAAAGGGCTTGGGGTATATGTTATTGTTAACCATAGCAAAACGACACCGGGACTTTATGAAATAGGGATGGTTTTAAACGGACTTGAAGAGGACGAAGCTATTGGTGAACTATACCCTGTTTGCCCGTGCTCACCGGAAGCGTTAATCGAAATGAATAAGGCCGTAGATAAGGCGCCTAAAACAAAATACCCTTTCACAAAGCTAAATGTGGGCGAATCATTTATAATTCCGGCAGAAGTTCTTAATAAAAGAAGCGTTGCAGTTTTATGTAGTCGTTTCGGTAAATCTCTCAATCGAAAGTTTATAACGACAATTCACAACGACGGTCGGTGTGAAGTTGGGAGGATTAAATGAAACGTGACATTGGCGATGATGAAATTTTCAAAAAAGCTCTTGCGAAGTGGGGTAGGGAATCACAAATAGGTATGGTTTATGAAGAATGCGGGGAATTGATAACTGCCTTGAATCAATTTCACAGGGGAAGAATCGGTCTTGCGGAAGTCATAGACGAAGTGGCAGATGTAACTATAATGATTAAGCAGCTATCATACATACTTGGGTATGAACGGGTTAACGATAGAGTAGCTTTTAAAATGACCGTGTTATGTGATAAAGTTAACACTAAATAAGGAGGTTCAAAAATGGACAGCATAACAATTTTAAGTCTTGAAATTGAAGATCTTAAAAAACAGCTTGCTGAATACGAGCGAGCGTTTGAAACCTTAGAGGATGAAATTGATAAAATTAACGAGTTGCTTGATGAATCGCTTAAAGTTACTCATCCTCTCAGTTTTAACGATGATAGGTAATGTGGGCATGTTATGAGATCTAATGATATTGATAAACTTGTTGACAAATAAAACTATTCGTCGTAAGTTTATTTAACATAACCGAAACGAAAGGGAGGCGATAATGACATACAAATGCACAAAGTGTGATAAGGAAGGGTTTAAGTTTGGATTGTGTTCCGATAAAAAGTGTAATGGTTTGATGCTTAGAAAAGAAGGATGCCGCGAACCTGAACCTAAAGGATGGCAGCCTTATCGAAGAGGCGGTAACTTTTTATGGAAAAACAGGAGGCATAACTAATGGCGATATTATCCGAAGGACTTATACCGCAGAAAATAAGCCCGTTAATAATTAAAGATTTTGTAGAAAAAATAACCTACGTGCAGAATGTTAAGATTCGCACATTTGATAATCATGCGACAATTTCGTTTTTGATTAAAGATGCGCTTCATGGATTATGGGTGTTCAATGATGAAGATCCTGAAAATGAATTTTGTGCTGGTGAGGAAACTGTCGTTAATCTTTATGCGCGGGGTGAAGGGCCGAGAATTGTTCGGGAGATCATGGAATATTTCGGCGGGCTCTACACAGCTAATGACCATGTTGGCGAATGGGAACGTTTTAATGCAATACGTTCGGATGCGACACCGGCAACGTTCGAAATTGAATTGTATGGTGACAGATAAAGGAGGTCTTAATGGGCACGATCAAAACGGATAAATGGAACGGTTGTAGGGAAGAAGAGTGCCAACTATGGGATGACGCTTATTGTATGTATTGTATGCTCAGTGAGCATTATCATGAGCGTTGCAAAAGAAACGGAGCGAGCTATCATCCTAAAGCGTCTAAAGAACAAGAATGGGAAGCGTCAAGTGAAAAGCATGAAAAATGCCGGTTCTGTGATTCAACGGAAACATTCCGTAAATTCAGCATTGTTTCCCTTAATTCAAAAGGTGAAGTTAACGGAAGCCGCGATATAATATGTGAGCCGATTTGCTTTAACTGCATGAAGGAAGAAGCATTGAAAGAAGACTCTATATAATGACGTGTATATCGGAATGATTGTTAATGGGAAAGTTTATATGGGCGGCGATTCTGCCGGTAACAATTATAAGGAGGTGAAGTTGTAAATTTTAGCTGTATAATATAAGGAGGTGATAAGTCCCACACATTACGCGGCACATCATTGGCATGATAATCCGTATTAGGCAAGTTGAGTGGTCCGTCAACGGCTCGACTTGCCGTGTATGGTTATCAAGGGAGCACATACCCACATTAAAGGAGGTTTAATAAATGAAAACAGACGTTGTGAAAATATTATTCGGGTCACATCTTTACGGAACAAATACGCCGGACTCTGATCATGATTATAAGGGGATTTTTCTTCCGAGCAGACGACATCTCCTTCTCGGAAGAATCCCAAAAACCTTCAACCACTCTACAGGGGATCATTTTTCTAAAAATGGTGCCGGTGATGTTGACATTGAACGGTTCAGCCTTCATTACTTCCTGAAGCTCGCCATCGAAGGGCAGACTGTTGCATTTGATATGCTCCATGCTCCGCCCGAATTCATCCTCTCAAAATCCCCCACATGGGATTTTATCGTTGCTAATCGGGGGTTGTTTTATACCAAAAACCTGAAAGCTTTTGTTGGTTACGCCAGGCGACAGGTTTCGAAATACGGAATCCGTGGAAGCAGGCTCCATGCCGCAAAAACCGTTGTCAAGGTCCTTGACGGATACTCGCCAGAAACTCGACTCGCTAAATTGTGGGCAGATCTCCCTGCCGGCGAACACTTTCACAACCTACCTGACACCGGGCTGGTCAAGCAATATCAGGTATGCGGAAGGACCCTTCAGTCAACAATAACCGTTTTCTATGCCACAGGAATTTTGAATAAATTCATAGAGGGTTATGGAGCCCGCGCAAAGCTGGCCGAGCAGAACAAGGGTATCGACTGGAAAGCTGTTTCTCATGCTTTGCGGGCCGCATATCAAGTCAGAGAAATATTAATCGACAACACCATCACCTTCCCACTGAAAGATCGTGAATATCTTGCAGCTGTTAAATGTGGCAAGGTTGATTACCTAACCGATGCCGCCCCGACCCTTGAGAATTTAATGGGCGAGGTTGAAGATTTGTCCGTAAAAAGCACACTCCCCGATAAAGTGAACGCTGAATTCTGGGAGAATTTTTTGATGGAGGTTGTGACAAATGAAGTCTTATAATTTCACAAAAATATCCAATTCCTCTCCCTTGTTCAATATATTAGAAAGGTGCAGAGGAGTTGAGCAGCATCCTGAATGGCATCCTGAAGGTGATGTTTTCAATCATTCTCTCCAGACGTTAAAGCACGCCCTTCGAGAAACCGATGATATTGATTTGATCGTTGCCGCAATGCTTCACGATGCTGGAAAGCAGATATCAAAACTCGGTCACGAGAAATATTCAGTTGATCTGCTGAAGAATCACGTAAGCCCGAAAACCTTATGGCTTGTCGGTAATCATATGCGATTTTGGATTTATGCTTTGGGCGATATGAAAAAACTGTCTAAGGTGAACGAGCTGTCAGAACATGAATGGTTCCCTGATCTTGTGAAGCTTTGCCGATGGGATAAGATGGGGCGCAAGCCTGATGCGACACCGAAATACGATAGACGATTGCTTATTGAGCGGTTACGTGACATTAATGGGGAATTGAATAAATACAATACATATAGGGTGTAGTCAGTGAGTTGTATACAAGGCAATGTCGACATTATCAATTGACATTGCCTTGTTTTGTTCGTATCCTCTCGTATCATTAATATTTTTATTGGAAAAATCAATGAATCCGTACCGCATAATAACAGATGGCAAATGGTTTAAGATCCAGGAACAGACCGGATGGATTTGGAAACGATGGGTTAATTGGCGTGATCCTCGCGCCCTGATGCGTGTCCCCTTCCCGACGTCCACGTTGCAGAGAAACAGGTTCGCAACTGAAGAGGAAGCGGAGGATCTGGTCCGCAAACTCTGCGGGGCTGGTCGTGATGAGTGGCAAGTGGTCAAGACCTTTAACACAGGGCTTGACGATGTGCTGTGGTCAAGACCAGCGCCAGCGCCAGCACCCGTGCCGTCAACGCCGCCTCCGCCTCCGTCAAAATAACTTAAAGGAGTGTAGTCATGGGAAACATCGAATTGTATATTGCAATTGCAAGTGGGATTCTTCTTATCGGTTCTGAAGTCATTGCCCAACTGCCGGTCAAGGAAAATTCATGGTTACAGCTGTTAGGTAAAATTATGAGGCGTATTGCAGATGGCGATAATAGATCTTCCTTCAAACGATAATTATCACCATGTTAAATCTTTGGGGTCGGCGGCTCTCGCGTTGTTAATGCCTTACGTTCCAACCGCTAATCAGCTTGAAGCAACCCTTAAAATATACGGTATGGTTGGTGCTGCTGTTCTTGTGACAATCAACATATATAAGGCGTTGAAAAGAAAGTGATTTAAATATGGCAAGACCTGTGAAATATGAAGAACGATTTGATTATATGGCTGAAGTGGTTTGCCGGGAAGGGGGGTTTACAGATTGGAAGTTGGGGCGACTTTTTGACGTTTCAATATCGACCATAACCAACTGGAAAAGAAACTATCCTTCGTTTTCAGATGCTGTAAAAAGAGGTAAAGACGATTTTGATACAATGGCGGTCGAAGAGTCGCTATTGAAACAATGCTTTGGTTATATGTTCACCGAAAAGACTATGGAGCCGAACAAGGATGGTGAGCTTAAAGTCATTAAAGTTGTTGAAAAACATACCCCTGCAAACGTAACGGCAACAAAATTTTTTTTGAAGAATAGGGGGCCTCAAAGGTGGAGAGATAGACAGCAGTTTGAACATTCCGGGCCTGACGGCGGTCCTATCGAACAGGAAATAAAAGTTGACGCTGACATATCGTTAACTGAAGCTCAAGAACTTTATGACAAAATTGTAGGCGAAAAGTAACGGAATGAGCGACGTTTATCTAAATTTCGATTTCAAAAAGCCTGATTACCGGCCTATTTTTGTTAATCGTATTAAGCGACTTTCGAAAATAAGAGCTGATGAAACCGGAACGTTTCTTAAAGCTCATCACGTCATTTATAAATCAGATCCCTGCGCATTTATTCAGGATTGGATGCTCACCTACGATCCCCGCCTAAAAATGCCGTTCATTCCGTTTATCCTTTTCCCGAAACAAAAAGAATACATTTATTGGCTGTCCAATTTAATAGAAATCAAATCGGACGGTTTGATGGAAAAATCAAGGGACGTTGGCGCATCGTGGTTAAACATGGCTTTTGCAATATGGGCGCTTTGTTATATGCCTGGGGTAAAAGTCGGCTTCGGTTCGCGCAAAGAAAAATACGTCGATTGCATAGGTGACCCCGATTCCCTTTTTGAAAAAGGGCGGTTGATTCTTACAAAACTCCCAAGAGAATTCAAACCCAACTATACGGCGCCGTTTATGAAAATTATGAATCATGATACGGGTGCCACTATCACCGGAGAAGCCGGTGACAATATCGGGCGAGGCGGTAGGAATACCCTCTATCTCAAAGATGAATCGGCGTTTTATGAAAGACCCGAAAGGATTGAAGCGGCTTTATCGCAGAATAGCGATGTAAAAGTGGATGTGTCAACGCCGAATGGAAACGGTAATCCTTTTTATAAAAAACGTTTCGGCGGTAAGATTCCAGTATTTGTGTTTGATTGGCGTGATGATCCAAGGAAGGATGCTGAATGGTATAAGAAACAGAAGGACACGCTTGAACCGTGGATACTCGCGCAAGAGGTTGACAGGGATTACAACGCCTCAGTTGAAGGTATTTGCATTCCAGCTAAATATGTAAAAGCTGCAATTGATTTTCCGCTCGAACCTTCAGGTCGTAAAATGGGAGGGCTTGACGTTGCCGACGAAGGGGGTGACAAAAACACTTTCTTTGTTATTCACGGTAATGTATGTATTTATATAGACGGGTGGTTGCTTGGAACAACAACCGACACTTCCCGGAAGGCTCACAGATTAGCGGTTGAATTTGGCATTGATGCTCTTAACTATGATTCGATAGGGGTCGGAGCAGGGGTTAAAGGGGAAATGAAATCGCTTTCTGAAAAAGCTGAAGGGGGGAATTCTGTTGATTATATTGTGACAGGCATAAATGTGGGCTCGACGAAATTACCGGGTTTTTATTCAAAAGGCAAACTGAATAAGGATATGTTCGCCAATAAAAAAGCTCAAATGTGGTGGATGATGAGAAGGCGATTTGAACGAACATACGAAAGATTGAACGGTCTGAAACACTGGCCCGATGATGATTGCATTTCGATACCTAACCATGCTGAATTGATCGCTGAATTGTCACAGCCTAAAGTTGAATTTAACGATGCCGGTAAAATTAAAATTGAGTCGAAAGAGAAAATGAAGAGGCGCGGAATTCCGTCGCCGAATTACGCGGACGGTTTTTTGCTTGCATCAACACCCCCAAGAATGGTATTTACATCATAATGAAATTTCCCTGGTTTAGAAAAAAGCAAGAAAAGCGTAATTATGCGGTGGCCGATTCTTGGCAAACTAAAATGGGCCAACCGATATACACGTCGTGGACCGTCGAAAAAGCCGTTAAAGAGGGTTACCGGGCTAATGGTTGGGTTTATAGGGCCGTCAATCTGATTACGAAAGCAGCCGCGTCCGTCCCTTGGAAAGTCGTCAACGAGGACGGGGAATCTTTACCTAAGCATCACATTAGCGTATTACTTGACCGGCCTAATCCCCACATTTCACGCCAGGATCTTTTTGAATTGATCATATCGTGGCTTGAGCTTTCCGGTAATTCGTATCTAAAAAAGGTCCAGGTCGGCGGACGAACTGCGGAGCTGTGGCCCATTTCCCCGGATAGATTGCATCCCGTTCCCGCAAAAGATGTGTCCGAATGGTTGGCGGGATACTCTCTCGACGAATCAAATAGAGTAAGTTTCGAATCTAAGGACATTATTCATCATAAGTTTTTTAATCCCGCGAATCCTCTTTTAGGCATCGCCCCTTTAGAAGCTGCCGCAAAAACTGTTGATTGCGATAACGAGCAGCAGGACTTTAACAAAGCAGCCATGCAAAACAGAGGTGTCGTTGATGGCGTCATGACATTTGAACGTGAGTTCGAAAATCAAAAGGATACCGATGAGATTGCTGACAGTTTGAATGAACGTCATGCAGGGCCGAAAAATGCTCGACGGATTCGCGTTGTCGGATCGAACGCGAAATATCACCGAACGTCATTGACGCCTGTCGAAATGGACTTCGGCGTTTCGCGGAAATTTAACCGTGATGAGATATTCATAATTTTAGGTGTGCCGCCTCAATATGCAGGAGCGCAAGAATCGAGCACTTATAACAACTACTCGACATCAGAGCTTATTTTTTGGATGTCGACGATTATCCCGTTACTTGACGATCTTGCTGATACGTTTACCCATTCATTCTATAGCGAATTAAATCCGGGTGAAAAAATTCAACCTGACCTTTCTAATGTTACCGTGCTTCGTTCTGCACTTTTCACTAAATCCGAAACTGCTGAGAAATTGTTTAAAATGGGCGTTCCTTTTAAACAACTTAACGCGATTTTCAAGTTCGGTTTCAACGAATTTCCGGGTTGGGATGTTTCGAGGCCTTCTCAATCTACCACTGAGAAAACCCCGGCAGAACGCAAACGATTAACGTTGATCGAAAAAAGAGCGGTCAATGATGAGCAAGAGGAGATTGAAAAGACCGCAGAAAATATCATGGAGCCGGTGTTCGAAGAACTTTTTGAAAAACAACGGAAAGCGATCTTTGCCGATATTGAGAAAACGGGCGGCGGGAATGTAACAGAGATTATCGAAGATTCAAGCGATGATTGGGAAAAGACACTAACGGGGTTCTATCTCACCATCGGTGCAAAGTTCGGTTCCGATATCACTGTTGAAAAAAGGCAAGCTGAAGACGAAATAACCGCAT